GAATGAACCTGATAGTGGCGCGAATATTTCGCTAGAGTCTTTCGCTGAATTCAATAAGGAATTCACTGAGACTGGCGACATTTCCGAAGAGAACCGCGAGAAGGCGGTGGCTTGGGGGATTCCCCGTGATATTGTTGACGCCTATATTTCCGGTCAGCAGGCTATTCTCGACACTCAATTCAACAGCATCTATAGCGAGGTTGGTGGAGAAGAGCGGTACGAAGAGATGCTTGGGTGGGCCAAGGAGAATCTCCCAGAGGGTGAGCAGGACGCATTTAATGATGCAGTCGTTGGTGGAACCTCAGATCAGATGATGTTTGCCATCCGCAGCCTTGCGGGTCGGTGGATGTCTTCTACAGGGGCCACAGCCAGCCAGCCGCTTATCCAAGGCGACACAGGCTTCGCAGGAGCCAGCGGAGCCTTCCGGTCTACTGCTGAACTGACCGCTGCTATGAAAGACCCCAGATATGGCAAAGACCCCGCATACCGCAGGGACATAGAAAATCGACTGGCGCACTCTAATATCCTATGATTAGGAAAACCCTTTCGATCTTCACCGTTCTACTAGGAGCGGGATGTGGTGCAATTAATAAGGCCCTGACTCCCCCACCCACCATGAGCGGTCATATGTCTAACATCGCTGAGAATGCTCACAGCGCTGGAGGACTGGAGATGCTTAGTTGGATTGGAGGGGTTTCTGCATTAGCGGGGATCGCTGCAATGGTGCTGACTAGGGGGTCTATGGGACTCCGGGCCATCATCGCTGGTTGCTGCTTAGTGGTCTTGAATTTCGCAATAGCAAACTACTTGAGTTGGATTCTAATTCCTGTCCTCGTTGGAACAGGTTGCGTCAGCCTATGCTGGTCGTATCTCACTATAAGGAAGTTGGTGAATAAGGATCGTTGTAGTGGCTGATCTTCTTGGAACGATGTGGTGGAGCATTCTCTGCGCGGTTGGCGGCTTTGCCGCTGGCGTCGTGCTTGCAGAGCGTGTGAAGCGAATGTTAGGTCGGTAATCGGACAATAAATATTTGAAGACTCGACTCCCGCAGGGGGGTCTTGTCTATTTAGGCGGCTTGTGTAAGCCGTCTTATATGATGGTGAGTCGAGGATTAACAGAATCCCGGCCCGCTGCGGTGGATAACTGAGACTTCTTAGTTACTGAGACTGCCATCAAGTGTCTCTAGTTTTAACTTTTAATAAGGAGTCGTAGTAATGGCTTACTATGGCGTAGATCCATCCCGTCTTGGCCTCGATTCAGCAGGCGCAGCAGGGAATGAGGATCTTTTCCTCAAGGTGTTCTCAGGCGAAGTCCTGACCACATTTGAGGAGAACAACTTGATGATGCCGCTCCACCGCGTGCGCACCATCAATAGTGGTAAGTCGGCGCAGTTCCCCGTGACGGGCGTTGCATCGGCTGTGTACCACACCCCCGGAGACAGTCTCTTTGCTGATGAAGCGGCAGACGGCAATACCTATGCGTCTACGATGAATCACTCAGAGAAGGTCATCTCTATCGACGGTGTCTTGACCTCTTCAGCATTTATTGCTGATATTGATGAGGCCAAGAATCACTATGAGGTTCGTTCTATTTACTCTACGGAAATTGGCCGACAATTGGCCTACGCCGCAGATAAGAACCTTATTCGTTGCCTTGTTGCTGCCTCTGAAACCAATCTTGATCGATTTGGTACTTCAGCGGCATCCACCGCAGCCCAGATCGCTAGTCCGTATCTTGGTGGTAAGATTCTTGTTGACGGCAGTGCCGCTGACGCTAACGGCGTGACTGAAATCACGGGCGGCGGCGATAACGACGGCACAGTCGAAGGCTCGGATTGGATTCAAGCCCTCTTCACTATGGCTGAACTCATGGATAAGAAGAATGTACCGGCCGAAGGCAGGCACGCGGTTCTTCCCCCAGATGAGTATTACAAGTTGGTCAACGAGAATCAGGATGCGATCAATCGTGATTACAACCCAGAAGGCAATGGTTCCATTGCTGCTGGCGAGATCGTGTCGGTTGCTGGTGTTCGCATCCTCAAGAGCAACCACATTCCTCAGACGGATGAGTCTGCCGCTACCAATGTCCACAACAGTTCGCTGATCAACAATGATCCGTTTGCTGGTGCTGGTGCTGGTTATGGTGGATATGACTTCAGTGAGTGCATTGGTGTCGGCTTCCAGACGGAAGGCCTCGGCACAGTGAAGTTGCTGGATCTAGCGATGGAGAGCGAGTACTACATGGAGCGTCTCGGCACTATGCTGATGGCGCGTTATGCTATGGGTCACGGCGTCCTCCGCGAAGAGTGTTGCTACTCATTTAGTAACGAGACCTGATCAACTGATTGGGTTATTGGTATACTCACTAGCGTGAGTCTCCTTGTGTGGGGGGCGGCCTCTCTCTGAGAGGTCGCTCCCTTTTCTTTAATGGAGGGATTTTATGGCATCGACGAGGACCACGGAACTTGAGGCAGTCAACACCATGTTGTCTGCTGTTGGGGAACCTCCCATTAACTCCTTAGAAGATCAGAAGAATGTTGACGCCGCTATTGCGGGGAATGTTCTCACTGAGATCAGCAGAGAGGTACAGGCCAGCGGGTGGCATTTCAACACCCAAATCAAGGTCACCCTCACTCCTGATGATTCGACTAAGCACATCAACCTCACTGACAACATGGTCAGGGTTGATACTGATTATTGGACCTCCACCACCTCAACTGATCTCCTGAACGATGCTCGGGACATCACTCAGAGAGGTGGCCGTCTATTCGACAGGTCTAATAACACCTATGAATTCACGAAGGCGGTAGAGGCTACCGTCGTATATATCTTGGATTGGGATGATCTTCCTGAGCCTGCTCGTAGGTATGTTACGGTACGCGCGGCTAGGATCTTCCAAGATCGTATGGTTGGCTCCCCTGCTCACCACTCCTTCTCTCAGGAGGACGAGGTGCGGGCTAGGGCGCTCCTAAAGGAATTTGAGGGCGACACAGCCGACCATTCGATCTTTGGAAACTGGGACATTCTACGGATCGTTTCTAGACCCGATGCAGAACGCAGAAGAGCGCTGTAATGCCCCTAGTCACCACAAGTGTCCCTAATCTAACGGGAGGGGTATCCCAGCAGCCCTCGGCACAGCGGCTCCCTAATCAATGCGAAGCCCAAGAGAATGCCATGCCTCTCCTTGTAGGCGGCCTGATTAAGCGGCCCCCAACGAACCATGTGAGTGAGTTGAAGACATCTGCAGACGCTTCTATTGATCTCAGCGGGTCTTTCAATCACTTCGTCACAAGGGATTCGACTGAGGAATTCCTAATCTCTTTGACAGGCGTGGGAAATACGGTTCATGTGAGCGACATTAGCGGAACCGCTAAGGAAGTTGTCGCTGATCTGGGTAGTTCTATCTACCTGACTTCATCCACCCCTCAGTCTTCATTCAGAGCAATCACTATTGCTGATGTTACATTTCTTGTAAACACCGATATTGAAGCCACAATGAAGACGGGCGCTGCGGATTTGTCTCCTTATTCAAGAAGCCAACCTACAGCACCTAATGAGGGGCTTATTTGGATACGGTCTACTGGACAGGGGATCTCTTACTCAGTAATCACAGAAGTCCCCAGTGCTGCTGAGGTCACGGTTACTGTGGCCCACACACCTGCACCAGACGATTTAGGCGGCGATGGATCTTCAGGCGACCCTAATATCTATGGGTATCCACCGAACGCCCCCTCCACATCGGCTATTGCTGCGGGCCTCGCTGTGGGAGACGCGGTTACCGACTGCTCCGTCACTAGCAACGGGCTTAACGGCCTCGCTAATTACACGGCAGCGTCTAAGGGCAGTGTTGTATTCATTTCTAATTCGGCTGCCAACTTCCAACTCACCGTAGAAGATTCTTTGGGCCAAAACGGTCACAAGGTAATCAAGGACAGCGTCCAAGACTTCTCAGATTTGCCCCCAATCGCTAAGGACGGCATGATCATTCTGGTGAAGGGAGACCCGGAGTCTGAGGTTGATGACTATTATGTCAAGTTTGAGACCAACGGCAGCGAGGACTTCGGTGAAGGAATCTGGATCGAAACCGTAGGCCCCGGCATTGTGTACCAGTGGGACTACGACACCATGCCTCATATCCTGATCAGGCAGTCTGACGGGCTTACTTTTATCGTCAAGAGGGCTGATGGAACGACTCCGGCTGGAGTACCTGCTGGGTCGGATTATGGTCCATTCAAATTTACCCCTCGGGAGGTAGGATCAGACCTAACCAATCCGCAGCCGTCCTTTGTGACCCGTAAAATCACAGATATCTCGTTCTTTAAGAACAGAATCGCAATTTTAAGTGGTGAAGACTGCGCCTTAAGTGAGGCCGCAGAACTCTTTAATTTCTTCAGAACTACCACCACTCAACTCCTAGACACCTCCCCAATCGATGTGGGCGTCGGTGGTACTGAGATCAACAAGATTGAGAAGGCGGTTCCGTTCTCTGACCGACTGATCCTGTTCTCCGAAAGAACCCAGTTTGTTCTACAGGGCGAGGCTATTCTCAGCCCAGCCACAGCCTCCATCACACAGGTCACAAATTACGATGTAACAACGACGGTGTCCCCGGTTCTAGCCGGGTCTTCGATGTTCTTCCCCTTCAATCGGGGGTCGTTTAGCGGAGTCCGTGAGTTCTTCAAGACTACGGAAACTGCCATCAACTTTGAGGCTGTTGAGTCCACGGCTCAGGTTCCCAAGTACATTCCCGGCATTATCCAAGAGATGTCGGCGTCTACCCATGAGGACATCTTGGCAGTTTTGTCAAGGGTTCCCACTGTTGGTGGTAGCGGATTTGATGCAACTAACGATCTGTACCTGTATAAGTACTTCAAAACGGATCAAGGTCGAGTGCAATCAGCGTGGTTTAAGTTTACTTTCTCCAACTGTGAGATCGTTGACATGCACTTCATCGCTCAGTCCCTGTATATGGTCATCAAGAGAGGCTCTAAGACCTTCCTTGAGCGTATGGACCTCCAGACAGGCCTAGTGGACGCGGGGTCCACCTACACGACCACAGTGGACCGTAGGACCAAGATTACGGGCCAGAGCGGGTTCACCCTGACGCTCCCCTACAGCGTAGAGAGCGGAGATACTGTGGAAGTGGTTTCGTCGGATGGTGAAGTAATGACTATAAAGACCACCGGCACAACCACGATTGAACTCTACGAGGAATTTACGGCATCTGATGTGTTCTATGTTGGTATTCCCTATACCATGAGATATCAGATGACTGAGCCTGTTCTCAAGAGACCGAAGCCTGAGGGCGGATATGAAATGATTGCCGTTGGCCGCCATCAATTGCGGTATATGACGGTGGTTTATGATGCCACCGCATACTTCAATATAAGGGTAACCCCTGAGGATGTAGGAAGTGGGTCGTATGGAACCCCAGTCGATTACCCCTTCAGCGGTCGCTTCCTGTCGGCGGGGGGCTTTCTAGGGTCCATTCCATCAGAATCAGGGGACTTCCGGTTCCCAGTGTTTGCTCAATCCGATGCTATTAAGATTGAAATCATCAATGATTCTCCTCTTCCCAGCAATATTCAGTCTGTTGAGTTTGAGGCAAACTATGTGAGCAGGTCATCGCCGCGATTTGGGGCATGATAGTAATTAGCGCTGCTGATCAGACCGCTGCCTCTTCAATCGCTACCAATATGAGGCGGGAGGATTTGAACGAGATACAGGCTATAGGGGTTCCCGACCCCCACGAAGCCCTGTGTAAGGGGATGGCCCAATCAAAACCAGAGTGCTATGTGGCCTCAGTTAAAGAGGTTCCTATAGCGATGTTCGGGGTGGTCCCGTTCGACGATGAGCCGAAATTTGGCTCAATCTGGCTTCTAGGAACAGACCAAATCAAGGAAGTTCCAATCAGTTTTCTAAAGAAGAGCAGGAAAGTGCTTCCTGCCATAATAGAGCCGTATGAAATGGTCTGCAATGTTGTTGATAAGCGTAATGAGGTCCACATAAAGTGGATCAAGTGGCTAGGGTTTTCGTTTATCAGGGAGACTATTTGTGGCCCTGAGAATCGTCCGTTTTACGAATTTGCGAGGTTGAATTAATATGTGTGAACCGACTGCCATACTGATGGGGGCCACCGCAGTAGCGGGAGCAAGCGCAAAATCAAAAGCGGCGAAGAAGGAGGCATACGCCCAAGGCACTTACAACCGCCAACTCTCTATTTGGAGAAATGAGCAGTTTCAAAGAGCGGTGGATTATCAGTATCAACTCGCTGGGTGGCAGGAAGAGAACTACTACAAGAATGCTGTTTCGGCAGAGAAGTCCGCTCAGGGCCAATACGCTGCGGTTCTAGAGCAGGTGGATCAGGTTAGAGACAAGACAATCCAGAAGATTGCCGGTGCTAGTCGGAGAGCGCAAGCGGCATCCTCGTTTATCAGAGCGTCTGCCTCAGAGACTGGAACTACTGGGTCTTCGATTCGTCTTGTTCAACAGAGAGCGGAACACGCTGAGGCGAGGTTCGCCCATGCCGGATTTACAAACCTCAAGGCTAGGATCAAGCAAGGGGAGAGACACCTTGACTCAATCCACGCCAATATTCAGAACATCATCAATCGAGCGATGCCGGGGCCGATGGCTCCTGTCGATCCTGTCATGCCTACGCAGCAGGTTCAGGCTCCTTCTAGCACCCCCTACTTCATTCAAGGACTTTCTGGCGCGATTGGCGCGGCGGCTTGGAGCGCCGAGATGAATGTTGCACAGGGCAGAACAATGTGGGATTATGGTTGAATGGAGTTAATTAATGGCTAAAAGACCACAGAGACGATCAGGGGAACTAACGGCTGATGTGCTGCCGGATCTACCCCTAGAGGTTGTTGCTGGCCCGGTATCAACTTATGTTGACCCCGGAAGGGCTGGGATGCCCGCGCCTCCACCCGGCGTGTCCCCCCCAGCGCAGCCGGATTTCCAAGAAGCAAAAGACCTTGCCGCTCTGGGCCACGCCTTTGGAGGTCTTTCCAAATCCCTACAGGCGATGGGAACTGTGCAGGTTGCTTCAGATATGGGGGAAACGGAGCGAGCCTATGAGGACATTATTGCAGGCGCAGAATTGTCAAGA